GGGGGGGGAAAAAAAAAATTATAAAAAAAAAAAAAAAAAAAGGAAAAAGAGTAAATAAAAAAAAAAAAAAAAAAAAAAAAAAAAAAATTTATATAGTAATACACTCCTCTTCCTGTCAACTTTAATTAACTTATTAATTACCTAATCCCTCCTCCCCCGTTCGGCATCTCTCCAATTATTGAGGAATTAATGAATGAACGAATAGAGTAAATGAGTTAATCAATACAAACAGGCTCAGCTTGACACAACAAGCCCCGACCCCGCTCCAAAGGGAGACTTGATTTGAATTGGATTACTTGATTGATTCGTTAAATGAACAGGTTGAGGATTATTTGGTTGGGCTGAGGGTTGAACCGGCCTTGATTTGATATGGGTTTGAATTTAGGCAATAAAAAAGCCCTAACCAGTTAAGATTAAGGCTTTGTTTGATGGTTATTTGGGGAGAATTACGACAACATACCTGCTTCTTTGAATTCCTTCATCTTGGCAATCATCTCGGCCATAGTCATGCCGAGCTCAGATTGAGCCTTTTTGGCTTCTGTGGCAAGCTTTTTGTCAGAAGCCTTCGCAGGGTCGGACTTTCGACCTACTGTGTAACCATCTGCCAATTCCTGCATTGCCTTATGGCCGTCTTCTTTCAAATTGCCGTCTTCATCAAATCCCACGCTGGCATAATCCACATGCGTAGATAATTGCCGTACGCCTGCAGTTACAAGGTCTTTAATTCCAATGCCATACCTTGCAATACATGCTTCATCCGTTTCAGGTATGTCAAAGATAATTTCATACCTTGTTGATACTCCCCTTGCCGAGCCCACGTTTGTGATTAATGACTTGGTATTGTCATATTCACGAATAGCCGGTACATAAACAATTTCTTTTTTCGCTTCTTTTTCTGCCATGATACACCATCCTTTGTTTTTTGTTATTTGGCGTAATCGCCAGTTTGATTGACATTAACATACCTGTTGTTAATTGTCAACATTTAAAGTAATTTAATTTATTCTTTCATATTTGCAATAACGTCTAAAATACTTCCGCAACAAGTGATAATTTCTTTATCAAGATTATCCATATTATTTAACTGTTGTGAAATAACTTCTAATTCATTTTTACTATAAAAAGATAATGAATTGACTAATTCGACTAATTGATAGGCTTTACTTTGTGCAGAAAAATACATATTAACCTCCTTGTTTATTGGTTGTTGTTTTATTTTGTTGAGTACAACATAACACAAATAAAAAACAATGTCAAGCTTTATTTTCAACAAATGAAAGATATATTTTAAAGCCTCAATTATTTAATGAACCTCATTCAGTCGTATGCAATACTCATGCCAAAGTATTTTTTATGAGAATATCATGTTGGCACAAACTTTGCATACAAATGAATGAGCCTCAACCATTACAGCCAAGCCTAAAGTCTGAAGGATATTCATTGACTGTGCAAACAAATAATCATTGAGGCATATTCATTACCTGCACAAACAATCAATCACTGAGCCTTATTCATTCACTGAGTGATATTTAATTAATGAAGCATATTCATTCACTAAATCATATTCATTCTCTCTGTGTCATTAACATTCTTATTGACATATAACAAACAAAGGATATTCATTGAGTCAGGTATATGTTATAAACAGCATACATAAACAAAGCCTGCCTTATTTACTGAAGCCCGTTCATTAAATCAAGACCCTTTGGGGGGTTTTACTCGTTCCGGGGGCGGGGGAAAGTCCTCTCTGGACACCTATAATTTTTTGAGATTCGGGGAATACTGCGGAATGGTGGGAGTACTTGTGGAAATTAAAGCCTTAGTCCCAAACCCCCAACACCACTAAAGTGGTTCGTTTAATGACACACTTGAGGCCTTGGCTGGTGGTTAAGGAATTATTTACCCATTAAAGCCAAAATAAGTGGACCCAATATGGCCTGCTGAGCTTGACAATTTGGGCCTTCTGTGCTAAGGTGGTGGTATGTAATTCTATAAACTTTTGTTGCTTTTGGAGGGAAAGAGCTATGAGTAGATATCTTGGTTGGAGAAAGTTGGCAATGCTTCTTGGGAGAGCCCTGACTTGGACAGGGGTGCAAACCTTTGCCTCTCTGGTGGCTACAACTGCAGATATAAATGCAGGGACTTTTGATGGAATAGTTGGTGGCACAACTCCGGCAGCAGTCACAGCCTCACCCCTGAAAGCCAAAGGCCCTGCAGCAGTCACGAGTTTCGCAGGCACGGTCTCAACTTCAGGGAGCTCGACCACAATCACTTGGTCAAGCGCGGCTGATGCCATACTTGCAGGTTATGATGCAACTAATCCGACTCTGGGGACGACAATTATCACAGGAGCAATAAAGCAGGCTTCGGTGACTCGGTATGTTGTAAGTTGGACAAATTCAACTGCTTGTGTAGTGGATACTGCTTGTACTCTGGCGGCTGCAACAGAACTTACGAGCGTGCAATTACCGATTAGTGTTAGTGTTAATTCTGCCGGTGTCGGAATAGGAGTGAAAAATGCGGCAGGAAACGTTGTTGTCGGTGGAGTTGCTCCAATAGAATCAGGAATCCTTACAGTTGTAAGTGATGGGACAGTTGCTAATCCAAAGTTTAATATAGTCAGAACCACTGACGGTGGGGCAAGAGCATGGAGCATGGATGTTGATGCTCAGTCAGATTTAGTAATAACTGACGTGACATCTGGCGGCACACTTATTGAATTTAAGGGTATATCTCATAATATACAGTTTACAGATGCCAATAACATCCTCACCGGTGGCCTCACCGCAGCAGGCACCTCCGCAGCCAAAGTCCTGGCTATGGGAACTGGAACAATGCCTACCGCTGTCGTTGCTGATGCAATCCAGATGGGTGTAGCGGAGTATAATAGTGGTACTGGAGATGTTCGACTGAATATTTATGGTGAATCAACCGTTGCGGCTAAGACTGCTATTGGTAGTGGGAAGGTAAGTATCAATGGTGCAGTAACTTCAGGTGGTGGTTTTACTCGCCAACTCGCAGAAGCCACAAGTGGGGCACTTTCTGGAGCCATAGGAAGTATTGCGGTAAACGTGCCTTCAGGGGCGAGAATCCTCGGAGTTCAGTTAAGAGTTGATACAGCCATAACTTCTGACAATGCCACTAAAACATGGGCAGCAGATTATGTAAACACTCCTACTACAGCAATCACTTCTGGGCAGGTCTTTGATGCAAATACTAAATTCAACGCTATTCACCCAGCTTATGAAATTACAACAGGAACGGTAACTATTACGATAACCGCTGCTGCTGGTTTATTCACTGGGGGTGTAGTGAGAGCAATTTGTTATTACGAGGCAATTGATACAATGGCAAGTTTGTAAACCCTTTAACTGAGAGGACGTGACTCATGGAACCTTGGAACAAAGAAGAGCGGAGAATAAATAGCAGACTTCACGAAGACGATATTGCCTTGATTGTAACAGGTGTTTCGGGTTCTTTAAACAATCATCTTTGCAGATTTGCAAGGATTGAAACAAAAAACATGGAAGCTATTGTTGAATTTGTCGAGGGTATTATGGACACTACAAAGACGACGAAGAAGCTCATATGGAAGATAATTGTTTCCGTTACCGTTGTTGCTCTACTTGGCTGGATGGCCATAGGCTTTGCAATCAAAATGAAAGACGTTGTTATGGGATACATAAAATGAGAGAATCTTTTAGCGGAACTCAGGAATAAATAAATAAATAAATAAAACTCAAGTGGTTTGTTTAACGAATCAATGCAGGATTGTGGATATGCCAGAGACAAAAGAATATAGATCTCCAGACTTTTTAGCAGATGTGAAGGATATCTTTGCTATGACAGCGGAGTCTTTAGCTAATGTGGACTGGAAAGCTAAGGGGAAGGCTTTGTTTGGCTTAGGAAATAGACCTGTTAAGGATGCTTTTGATCAAACTGTTGAACCTATAACTAAGGCAATAAGCGGATTCCTTCGTGGAGTCTCGGAAGAGCAACAGAAAAATTACAAACTTATGAGTGAGATGGACCCAAGTAAGGGAGTTACAGAAGAACAGCTGGGGGCAATAATAGCTGAGACTATAAATATAGCAACAATAACTAAATCTGCGGCGGTTAAGCAACTTGCTGCTGATTTTAGAACAAAGGCTGGGCATTATCAAGACTTGGCTGAGAAGGCTTTTGAGGTTAATAATGAAGCACTTATGAAATTTGCTCAGGATGCTAAAAAACAACTCAAGACGAACTATCCAAATATAGTTAAAGGAGTTAGAGCGCTGTCTGATAAGATGCTTGCTCCTATTGAGTCGGTGGGATTGATTGAAAGCAAGGTGCATAAGGGGGTAACTCGAGCAAAGGATATGGAGACTTTGTTTAGTGTGTCTCCAGGAGTTGATGTGGGACCAGAAGTTGTTGCTCATGAGGCTTTGCATATTAAGGATATTGATTTTTATAAAAGGTTGAGGGCAAGTATTGAATCAAGCACTGGCGGGGTTGAAGGGGAATTTCCAAAGGCTGCTGTTGAGGCAAATGCTTATGAGTTTGGAAGGTTGTTTAAAGAAGCCTTTGCTTTGAAAGGGAATAAAGGGAGCTTTGCTCAAGAAGAGCTGGATCAGCTGATTAATCAGGCACAAAGGAATGTAGTTCAAAAGTGGGGTCCTGATATTTATAACTATGACTTGCAGGAAGTGGTGAAGCACTATGTACCTGGGGCTAAAGGAGCGAAGCTTAAGGGGAACTTGCTTGAGGCGAAGACTCCAGATGTTGAGGAAGAGATTAAAGAATTCGCTAAGGCCAATAATGTAAACTTCCAGGGAAAGTGGGAGGATATGAAGGGCTGGCTTATTACGGATAATGAGACGAAGAGCTCGGCACTTGTGAGGAGTAAGGAAGATGCGCAGAAAGCTATTGGGAAGATGAGAGGAGTTGGGATTGAGGACCTTTATCAACTTGATTCTTTGACCAAAGAGCCTGGATTCTTTTCTAAGCTTGAAGAGACTGTTGATGAAGTTGACTTTGGTAAAAAGCCTAATGCAAAGATTGATATAGGACAAATTAAAGGCTTCCTTCAGGGTAAAGGAAGAGATGTTTCTAAAACTGAAGTGGAGAATGTTATTGGTTCCTTGGAAGGAAAGGTTGCTAAGGATGATTTGTTAAGGGAGATTGCTGCGAATAAGACTGAGTTTAAGGACGTGGTGCTTGGAGAGAAGCAGGTCTCTAATGTGCGTAATTTTAATGAGTTTTTAGAACGCTATAGGGAAGAGAATCCTACACAGAATCATACCTATCCAGAACTTCAAGAGATGTTTAACCAAGAAAGTTCTGTGAAAGAGATGAAGAATGCTAAATTCCCAGATCGTGTAGAACCCGGAGCAATTGAAGGTTCTTACAGGGAGACTTTTGTTACGGCTCCAGAAGCAACAAAAAATTTAGGACTAACAGAAAAAGAGGCTTTTCGTCATAAAGAACTATATAATATGCCTACACTTACACCAGAATTAGATGGCGAACTTGCTGATTTATATATTAAAAAGAGAGATGCTGAGCGTGGGTGGGCAGATGGTCATTCTGCTTATAAAGACATACCTAACCCTATAGTCCGTCTCCGCCACAATGATAGAATCCTTCCAGGAACTATAGATGATAACTTAACACTTAAGGCTCGTAATGCTAAAGCTCAAGAGTGGTTTAAGAAAGATTATAAAGACTTAAGACCTGCTGGACAAAAAGATGTTGATTCAGTTGTGCCTCCTCAACCTAAAAAGATTCTCTTTATTGAGGAGATGCAGGGACCTGCAGCTGCAGAGCAGTCTAAGATGCCAGAATACCTTCAAAAGCGTATTTATGACACTGGAGTCAAGAAAGCACTCATCATGGCAAAGGAAGGTGGATATGATGGAGTGGCTTGGACTACTGGTGAGATGCAAGCGAAGAGATACTCTATTGGGAAAGAGGTTGATAAGGTTGTTTGGGATAGTCCTGTAGGAAACGAGAAACTTAAGTTTGTAGATATACATACTAAGGAGCATGGAACTATAAAGATGCGTCTTGATAATAGTGATGTAGTTACAAGTGGTCCTAATGAGTTTATAGGAAAGAATATCTCTGAAATACTTCCTAAAGATCTTAGTAAAAAGATTTTAGGTGAAGCTTTTGGTGATATCCCCAAGACTGACCTTGACCTTTATATTGGTGGAGAAGGTCTCAAGAAAGTTTATAACAAAACTCTTCCTGAGAAGTTTAGTAAGTTTGGGAAGGAGAAGGTACAAGAGTTACAGTTACCTAAAGACCCTGAAAAACAAAGTGCTGAAAGTATGGCAAAATTAGCTGGTGTAGAAACAGGAGACGCTACGCTATGGTGGGCAAGACTTAGTCAAGGAGAAAGAAATAGTATACTTAAATTAGATAAAGGTGAGAAGATTCTCTTCATCCCAGTAACCCCCAAGACTTCAGGAAGGTTTCCAACTTATGCAGTCTTGCCTCCTGCGGCACTTGCTTTAAATGAACTAATGAAAGTTTTGCCCCCAAGAACCTCAAGTGAGGAATATTAAACTATGGGAAGGCCCACAGAACAACTTGCGAATAGAGTACAAATCACTCAAATGAAGCCACACCATCGCTCTATGGCTCGGGATATTGTAGCTATGGGTGAGATTAGGAATAAAGACTTAGCTCGAATCTACAATATGCTTCCTCCACAGATTTCGATAATTGTGAACTCACCAGTTTTTCAGGCAGAGCTTGCGAGACTTGAAGATGAGGTTGAGGAAAGTGTTTGTCATGTAAGGGCAGGGATTCGCTTACTTGTGCCTCGAGCTGAGCAGGTATTGAAGGAAGAACTTTTCAAAGATGATGATCGAGAAGATGCTGATGGCTTACCTATCCCGATGAGCCTTCCCGAGCGCAAGCTTCGCCTTGGCGTGGCTTTGGATGTCTTGGATAGGAGTGAAGGTAAGGGGAAGAATGGAGATGGCTCAACTCATTTGCATCTCCACAACGAGCTTCATTTGACTAAGCAGATGACTACTGAAGAACTCAAAACAGATATCTTTGATTTGATTACTAAGGATTAAACTTGTGGAACTAAGCTACCCCAAAGATTATCATGCAAACCTGGCTTGGAGGAGGAACTTGCTTCTCAAGGCTCAGCATGACTTGGTCTTTAGGGAGAAGGTTAGGGAGTTATTCTATCGAGATATCTTGTTTGCCTTTAATGCATTCTTCTTTACCTTAGACGTTAGGCGAAGACCTGAACATCATCAGCCCTTTTGCACATATCCTTTCCAAGACGAGACTATCTTAGCAATTGTTGAGGCAATCAATAATGGTCATGACTTACCTATTGAGAAGTCTCGTGATATGGGAGTGAGCTGGATGGTTATTCTGGTCTTTCTTTGGTATTGGCTCAACCCACATGGAGGAGTTGATTTCCTTCTTGGCTCAAGGATTGAGGACTATGTAGACAAGAAAGGGGATATGAGAACCTTGTTTCAAAAGGCAAGGTATGGGTTTTATAAACTCCCCAAGTGGCTATGGCCTAAGCACTTCAACTCCAAAGTCCATGACAATTTTATGAAGCTACAAAATCCAGAGAGTGGTTCGGCAATAACTGGAGAATCAAATAATGCCAATTTCTCAACTGGTGGGCGTTATGCTGCTGTGCTTTTTGATGAGTTTGCCAAATGGGAAGGTACGGATAAAGCAGCCTGGACTGCTGCGGGTGATGCTACACCGAGCCGGATTCCAGTATCTACTCCCTTTGGTGCTGCTGGACAGTATTATGATTTAGTCACCGACCCAACAAAGAAGAAAATCCGCCTCCACTGGTCACTTCACCCCCTTAAAGCTGAGGGAGCTTATTGTAATTACCCCCTCACTAAAGAAGACTTGGAAGGCCTTGATGGTGACTGCCCTGAGTCGTTTGTCCGCTCTCCTTGGTATGACCTTCAGTGTCAACGTAGGTCTCCAATGGAGATTGCTCAGGAACTCGACATAGATTACATCGGGGCAGGAAATCCAGTCTTTGACGGCAAGGCTGGTAAGCGGATAGGAGTCCTTCTCAAAACGAAGAGAGAACCTAAGGAGTTTATGGAAATCAACTTGGGGGGATTAAACCTAAACTCTTTGGGCTCAATTGGTATTCGTGAGTCGGAAGGACTCCTAACCGTCTTTACTTCTCCAAACCCAGAACATAGTTATGTCTTGGGAGTTGATGTTGTTGAGGGAACAGTGGATGGGGATTTTGCTTCAGTTAAGGTGTTAAATCGAGTGACTAAAGATGTTGACGCAAGTTATTATTCTCGAATTAATGAAGTCGAATTGGCTCGAGTGATTAAGACAATCTCGGATTACTTCAAAACCTTTGAGGCTCCTTGGATAGGCATTGAGACCAATGCTGCTGGATTAAGTACCTTTGATTTCTGCTATGAAACCTTTGATGTATCTAATTTGTTTATGATGCCAGTTTTTGATTCAGCTAAACAAGGAGTCTCATATAAAAAAGGATGGAGGACGACAAGCTCAAGTCGGAATATCTTAATCTCAGGAATCAAGGATTGGTTACTTGACAAACGGGGCTGGTGTGATTCGAGGCTTTGTCGGGAGTTCACTACTTTCATCCACAATACTAATGGCAGGGCAGAGGCCAAAACCGGAGCCCACGATGACGAAGTTATGGCTTTTGGTATAGCCATTCAGGTTGATTTAATTGCTCCAATGAATTACTTTGAGGCTAAAGAAGTTAAGGACGAAAATCTATATTCCATTAAGCACTTCCCAATGAAGCCCATTGAGGGAGAGCCTAAGACCATCGAAGAGAGGTGCTTAGCTTGTGCATTAAAGGCTATTGAGGAAAAGAGGGAGCTTAATTCATTTGGCTCGATTGGTTCTTTTAATGAATCACTTGAGTCTTTTGGTTGGGATAATCGAGTTTAAATAGGGAGGAAGAGTTATGAATGAAAGAATTCATGTGATTGAGTTGTTTGATACAACTAATGGAGCAATTGCTCAAAATAACTCTATCACCTCGGATGCTATTGATCTGAGGAATGTGGGAGTTAATGGCTTCTTTTCTTTGCATATGATTCATACTGGTGGGACAATCACACCGACAGTTTTAGTTTGTTCAACAGCAGCAGGGACTTTTGTGGCTCCAGATACAGCGGTGACTATTGGGACGGCATTGGCTGCGGGAACACACTTTATTGACTTTGAGGTTCCTCTGGCTCCTTTTATTAAGATTAAGTTTACAGAGACCAATACAGCTGCAACGACAAGCTTAACAGCTAATCTAATTGTTCAGTAAAAGGTATCTCTATGCGAGAATTTCATTGGAGAACTGGAGAGACAGTTAAGAATAGAATCACAGCATTGGAGGATACCTATGTTAAAGCACTCTGGTTTGAGTCGGTTAGTTCAGGAACAAGCGGAGTGGTTACGCTTCCGACAGGGGCAACGATTATCCTTAACGAGTGGGCAAACGGGGTGGATGCTCTGGCGAGCAAAGCTTCTGGGGGTTTGCCTACATTTGAAACAGTTAGGACTACTTTGCTGGTTCCTATTACAGCAACACTGGACGTGTCTGGGAATTGGACTATCTCTGGTACTCCATCTGCTTACCCTATATCTGTGGTTTATGTATATAAGGTGAAGTTAAGTCAGCTTGATGTAACTAAAGTTCTTGGTGGAGTTGAAATTGTTCTGGATGCCTCGAGTTTGGATCACTCGAGTTTGTTGAAGTTGGACTATGCCTCTGCGGGACATACAGGGTTTGAGCCAGCGAAAAGCTCAGATGATAATTTCGTTACTGATGTGGAAAAAGCGGCCTTACATGCTTCTGGAGGAGATACGGCACTTGGAGCTGTAGAAACAAAGAATCCACCTATTGATGCAGACTTGGTTCTTTATCGAGACAGTACTGCTTCTAATGGCTTAGTTACTTCAACATGGACACAGGTTAAAGCATTTCTTAAAACTTATTTTGATACGCTTTATAGTGGACCTACTGAGGGTACTTGGACTCCAGCGGTAAAATTTGGAGGAGCAAGTTCTGGGCTAACCTATACTTTTACAGCAGGTAATTATGTTAAGATAGGAAATTTTGTTTTTGTTACTGCGTATATAAGTATGTCTGCAAAGGGTTCTTCAACTGGAGATGCGACTATAGAAGGACTTCCTTTTACGATTAAAAACACTCTTAATTCTTTTACTGTTCCAGCACTTTGTTATTACTTTGTTTCTTATACAGGGAGGCCACAAGGCTTTGTTGCAAATAATACAACAAAGATTCTTTTAAAAGAGTTGGCAGAAGACGGTACTTGTACTGATTTGACTCATGCTAATTTTGCAGACAACACAACTATTATTCTTTCAATGGGTTATGTTGCTGTAACATAAGTAAGGAAAGAAAACATGAATTTTCGCTTTGGCACAGTTTCTCTTGAGAGATTTCACACTCTTGACTCAAGGCTTCAACTCGTTGCAGAGAAAGTTTTAGCTCTTGGAGTTTTGGACTTTGCCATTATCTGGGGACATAGAAATAAAGAGGAACAGGACAAGGCCTTGCTTGAAGGGAAGTCGAGAGTTCCCTGGCCTAAAGGGAAGCATAATTCCTACCCCTCAAAGGCTATGGATCTTGGTCCCTTCATTAATGGCGAATTGAGCTGGAACAAACTTCACTGTTGCGTTTTAGCTGGGCTCGTCTTGACAATCGCCAAACAAGAGGGAGTCAAGGTTCGCTGGGGAGGAAATTGGGACATGGATGGGGAGCCAATAACTGATCAAGACTTTCAAGACTTGGTTCATTTTGAGTTGGTGGAGGAATAGATATGGGAAGACCTTTTGAGTTTAAGTCCTCAACTAACAAAGCAGGAAGATACTCTGACGACACCTCTTTGGAGCTGGTTAAGTCGTTGGCTAAGGAGTATGGAATATCCGAACTTGACGCATCAGTTATCTTTGCTAAGGAAAGTACTTTTGGAACAGACCCAAAGGTAAAGGTAAATGTTTTACAGCTTTCCCCAAATGACCCAGAAAACTGGAAGTGGGTCCAACAGCAAATTAAGGCTAATCCCTCCAAGGCTATGGAGTTTTATATTCGTGGAGGATTAAAGAATTATAGAAATGCCTTAGATAAGCATGATGGAGATTTCTATAAAGCTATGAAAACCTATCATGGCAGAGGGGAGAAGAGGAATACAGCCTATGCTAATGAGGCTCAGGTTTTGAGGAAGGATATATTAAGTTCTAATCTTGCTCAAGACAAGGGTTTTGTTCCTCTCTTTGGAGGAAGTGGCTTTACAGATGCAGTTAGAAATGTGGTTACCAAAGATTTGGGGGCAGGAACAACCTATGAATATTTGAAAAGAGTTTATGAAAAGGAGCTTGGTGATGGCTCAATTAGCTATTGAAACTAAGAAAGTTAGATTTAGGAATTTAACTGAGGAACAAAGAGCTATTATCTGTAATGGCTGAGGCCCAAAAGGGGGCTGGGTTCCAGTTCCAGAATTATTTCTCCACGAATACTGAGATCAGCATGACTTTAATTACTGGCTCGGTGGGTCGGTAAAAGATCGGTGGAAAGCAGACTGGCAACTCTATTCAGCTGGAGCTAAAGCAGCTGGATGGAATCCATTGAAGCAAACAGCGGCTCTTGTTTATTATATAGCAGTAATGGCTTGTGGCTTTACCTGTTTTCATTATGGCAAAGAACGAACAATGGCTGATCTACTTGTAAAAATACCAATATAACTAAAGTGATTCATTAAACGAATAGGTTGAGTATGGAGGGTTTATGTTCTTGTTTGGAAGGAAAAGAGATGAGTTGTTTAAAAGACTTACTGCCTTAGAAGAGAAGATGAATATGCTTCTTAACCTCTATGGGAATACCGTAAGACTCGAAGGACAGAATAAAGAACTCTTTGACAGGTTGATGGCTCGGAATTGGGACCAGTGGGTGAATAGTCCTGCGGTGGCACAGATGGATTTTGGAGGAGATAAAAAGGAATACGTACTTAGCCCGACAAATGATGAAGGAAATATTGGAGGGATATTAAGTGATGAAGAACTTGGGAAGTAAGGCTGCAAATTACCTCAAGAATATGGGGAAGAAGGTTACTGAGACTAAAGATGATATTCTTTGGGCCTATATAGATAAGAAGAGAATTGATGGCTTGGAAGCAAGAAGGCCTTTTGAGCGCACTTGGCTCTTGAATATGGCCTTTTTGAGTGGGAAACAGAATGTCTTCTTTAACTCAACAGCACACTCAGTTCAGACTCTTGATCCGGTACGGGGTAGAATTAGGATGATGGATAATCAGATTCTGCCTAAGGTAAGAAGGCAGATTGCTGATTTTATAAAGAGTGATCCAACTATGAGTGTTGTACCTTCAACTACTGAAGATGAAGATATTCAGGCAGCAAAGGCTGGGGATAAGTTCTTGAAAAGCTTCTGGCAGAGCAATCGGATGAAGAAGAAAGTAAGGCTGCTTGGAGGGTGGAATTTCTCTACGGGTAATGCCTTTATGGACCACAGTTGGAATGGGAAGCTTGGCCCTATTGAGATTAATCAACAGACTGGAGTTGCGGAATATGCAGGAGATGTTGATGTAGGTATTTTAAGTCCTTTTGAAGTGGTTGTTCCTTTTGTTCCTGGAGTAGACTCGGAACTTCATGAGTTTCCTTGGTTGGTTAAGCAACGGTGGAAAAGCCTTGAGTATATTAAGGAAAGGTTTGAGAAGGGGAAGTTTGTTGTTGAGGAAAGCGCTCCTTCGGCTTTACACAACGTGGACTTTATTTTTAAAAATCAGGGAGTTGGGGCTAATAAGTTTAAAGGGGCTATGCTGATTGAATATTTTCAAAAGCCAGATAAGGTTTTTAAGAAAGGACTTTATGCTATTGGTGCTAATGGGATAATTCTTGAAACAAGTGATTATCCCTATGATAGATATAACTTGGAACAGTTTAAAGATATAGATGTTCCTGGAGTCTTTTGGGGTAAAGCAACTATGGAAGATGCTATTCCTCTTCAAAAGACTTGGAATCAAACACTTTCCGATATTCAAGAATTTAATAGAACTATGGGAAAGGGAAAGTTCTTGATTCCTGAGGGGTCGAGGTTTAAGATTGAGTTTGATAATGTCACTGGACAGCATGTTTATTATAAGCCAGTGATGGGGCATAAGCCTGAGTTGATGACACTTAAGGGATTGCCGACAAGCTTTACTTTGGTTCTTCAAACAACTATGCAAAGCTTGAATGGCTTATTTTCTCAACATGAGGTAACTCAGGGGACGAATAAGAGTGATATTCGAAGTGGGGAGATGCTCTCAATTTTGAGGGAGCAGGACAGCCACGGAAATATTCCTACTCATCAAATCTTTGAGGAAAGCCTTGAGAACCTAATGAGTGGGGTGCTGAGAAGAGTTCAAAAGGGCTATACCAGTCCACGAATGATTGAGATTGTGGGAAGGGATAATGAAGTTGAGGCATTGAGCTTTTCAGCCACTGACCTCCGAGGAAACACTAATGTCACAGTTAAGAAGCAGTCAAGTCTTCCAGACTCACGTATAGCCAGGGAAGCCATTGTTCTGGACAGGTTTGAGAAAGGGCTTTATGGTGATGCTCGAGATCCAGAGGTTCGCAGGCAAGTTATGATTATGCTTGACGATGCTGTGGTTAAGAATATCTATGCGACTGAGAAGAAAGATGAGGCGGTGGCTCAGTGGGAGAATAGATTAATCATTCAGGGAGTTAAGGTTCCAATAAACTCTTATGATAATCCTATGATTCACTTGAGAGATCACACAAATTTTCAGAAGAGCTTGGATTATCAAAAGCTTAAGTTTGATAACCCCAAAGGGTTTATTGAGGCCGAAACGAGATTTCTTGAGCACAATATAGCTCATCAAGGATTTGCTAAGGAAATGGTTGCTAAACAAATTCAGCAACAGACTATGGTAAACGAAGGAGGTGGGAGATAATGATAACTGAGAATAAAGAAGAGAAGGAAAAAGCTTTGAAGTTGAAGGTTCTCGAAGCGAGGAAGAAAAAGGCAATTACTGATTGCTGTAGAGCATGGAATGAGATGATACAAAATATTATACTTAGTAAAAAGCTCTGGGAGAATTATCAAAAGTTAAGGCTGGAGAACAGCTTGGCTGTGGGGGATTTTGACTTACCTGCACAGAAGATTCTTTATTTAGCCAACCCACACGGAGAGTTTGACTTTTTGATTGAGGATTTGGTTACTCATAGGGATTTGGAAAATTATCTTAAAACATTAATAATTAAGTAAAGGGGGATTTATGCCTGGTGAAAATGGTAAGGGCGGAAGCGGAAGCGGCGGAACTGACGATAAAGGTCAGGGAAGCGGTAACTCCGGCCAAATAGTTATTGAACTTAATGGAGAACAGAAGACACTTACTTCTGATGAAATTAAGGGACTGGTCGGAAAAGCTACAGAAGCGGATAAGTTAAGTCAACAGTTTGCTCCGTTTAGTAAAGTGTTGACTCAGTATGGAGTCAGTCCTGAGGATTATCTGAGGAACTCAGAAGGAAGTTTTGCCTTAGTTAATCAGTTAATTGAGGCAGGTGTGATTGATGATCAAGGGAATATACTCAAAAAGGACTCGGGAGCTCCAAATGTACCTGAGAAGAAAAGCGTCAATGTTGACTTGACAAAGTCTGGAGGGGAAAAAGGTCTTGAGGTTGTCCTTAAAGCTTTAAAGGGTTTAGGGGACAGACTCGAACAACTCGAAGATGGACAGTCAGGGATATATAGACGGAATATTGAGAACGACGTAAAGGGAAAGCACCCGAATCTGGAAACTGAGGATATAACCAGACTCTTGGCGAAGGCTAAGGCAGACAAGAGCAAAAGCTTTTGGGATCATGCTGAGGCTTTGAGTAAAGAGAAGGAAGTTGTTGGGAAAAGAAGTGAGCTGGAATCTGCAAAACGAACAGTGGAATTACTCCAAAAGGCAGGTATTATTCCTGCAGGAGCAATTGACTTGAGTAAACTTGACTTGGATGCTTTGAAGACTCAAGGCTCCGAAACTGCTCCCAAAATTTGGGAAGGAAAGAAGTTTGTCTTTGACTCAAGAAGGAAAAAGCTCAAAGGAGCTGGAGTAGACACAAGTGGTTTTGCAAATCCATCTGATGCTATGGCGGAGACAATGAAGAAACGATTTGCTTAACTTAGGAGGATATAGAAAATGGCGTATTCTGGATCGAGTGCTGCAATCCTGGCAACATATGATGAGACCTTGAAGAACATCTATCTGCCAGCGATGCAGGAGTATTTGAACAATGATAGGTTTCTCGCTCAGAAGATTGAGGTAAATGAGAAGGATGTGAGTGGCAAAATCGCTTATATTCCGAATCATTTTGGGCGTAGTAATGCTATCGGAATGACTTATGACGGTGGTGCACTTCCTGAAGCTGATTACCAGAAATTCAAGAAGAGCGAAGTTCCGATGAAATATGGCTATGGTAGGGTGACTTTCTCTGGGCCTACTATCGCAGCAACAAGAGATGAGGCTGGTGCCTACGCTCGAGTTGTGGAAACGGAAATTCAGGGAATTACTGCAGACTTCATGAAGGATGTGAATAGGCAGTATTGGGGCAGTGGATATGGAGTTATTGCTCGGCTTGGTGGGCCTTCAGTGGCTACGGCTGATCCATACACTGTGCAGAAGAAGTATTGCAATAACACGGCTGGTGGGGATTTCTTTGGCTCAACGTTTGGATCGAAGTATATTGATGACTGGGCTACGGTGAATGCGAGCTATTCTTCTGGTGGCTATCAAATAGTCACAACTACTTGGTCAGCGGGTATGACTCTGGCAACACTGGACTCAGACAAGTTGGAGATTCCTCTGACTGGAGTGATTACACAGAGTTCTGATGGAACCTATGTAACTTTGGGAACCACCCATACAGACCCTGCTCCAAGTCCTGCTGAGGGTGCTGGAGACTTCCTGGTTCGTGCAGGAAACTTCAGGTCTATAACAAGTGGCTCTGCTGCTGGTTATGGTCGGCTTGAGATGATGGGCCTTCGAGGTATAGTTACAGATACAGATGTGGATGATGCTGCTTTCTCTGATGGAACTTATTATGGTTTCAAGTCAAGCACAGCACCTACCTCTGATCCTCTTCAGGGATTGCTTGTTGCAAGTTATCCTTGGTATAAGGCTCAGGTTTTGTCTGCCTCTGGTGGAAGATACACGAGCCAGAGGCAGCTTACTCCTATGCTTATGCAGCAGATGTTTGACAAGGTTGAGCTGAAAGCTGGGAAGGATTACGGTCCTGATGTAATTATAACTACTCATGCTATTAGAAGGGAGTATTTGGATTACATGGAAGGACGGAGACGGGCTGTCAACACTATGGAACTCGATGGTGGTTGGACAGCAATTGACTATAACGGAGTTCCGCTGATGGTTGATCCAGATGCTATTGATGGTGAGATGTATTTCTTGACACTTAAAGATCTGCAGCTTTACCGGATGAGCGATTACAACTGGATGGATCGAGATGGGGCTATTCTGAGCCGGATTTCGGGCTACGATGCCTACGAAGCTGTGCTTTTTAGGTATGCCGAACTCGGCTGTAATAACAGAAGGACTCACGGAGTAATTACAGATATCGCCTACACTGCTGACTGATGTGGTTAGTGGTTAACTTAGGGGGAGCTCAAAAGGCTCCTCCTTTTTCCCAAACAATTCAAAGACACGAACAAATCAAAAGGAGACTAAAATGGGAAATCCAAGAGAACATGAAGTTCACAGTGGTGCAGTATTGGACCTAGGCTTTATGCCTGGAGAGATTCATTATTGCGGTTTGCAAAGTGGAGTGCCTTACGGCTTCTGGAGGGATAATCGAAGGATTCCTGCTTCGAGATTACATACTACTCTTTCAGATGCCTATAAGTCTGCTGGAGTCAACAATGGGAATAATAATGTAGTTGTATTAAGCCCAAATACTCATACACAAACAGAGGCCTTAGCTTTTAATAAGAATATGACTCATGTAGTTGGAGCATATCCTCCGGCAATGATGAATCAAAGGACAAGAATTAATCAAAGTGGAACAATTGCCTCTTTCGTCGGTGTAACCGGCTATGGCAATATGTTCAAGAATCTGTATTTTGACTATGGAACGGCTGTGGCAACAGACCTTAACTTGTTAACTGATACTGGAGGAAGGAATAGCTATATCAACTGCCATTTCCTCTGTGAAAATGCTACTCCATTGGACGAAGCTGCTTTTGATCTTATTCGCTTGGGAAGTAATGAGATTTATTTCAAGAGTTGTTTCTTTGGCCAAGACTCAGTAGCCTGGACTAATGGAAATATGGTTGAGTTTCAGGCATCGGCTGATCCTCCGAGGAGTATTTTTGAGGATTGTATCTTCCTCATGAATGCTGACAACGCACAAGTTACGTTTTTAAAGGCTATTGCCGGCCTTGGTAGATGTGCTATGATTTTCCGCAATTGTCAGTTTATCAATCTTGGAACAACCTTAACTCTTGCTATTGATGGTGCTGGACTTAGCAATGGAAGAATGTTCTTTGACTCAAGATGCTTCTTCTATGGAGCAACGGATGTGGTAGCAGCTGCTTATGAGACCTATGTTGTTTGTGGGGCAAGTACTTACACAGCTGCAGCTACTTCCAACTTGCTGGCAGGAACAGTTGATCATACAGCGTAAAATGAATTTTAACTCAACTCTGGGGAGGTCTTCGGATCTCCTCAGATTTTTAAAGGAGAACAATTTATGAACAAAGCCCCCGAGATATGTCTCTACGACCAACTTAAATTTATAGATGTGATTGATCCAATCCTTGAGCCATATATGCAAGGAAAGGTTATTGCAGATATTACTACTAAAAAGCTTAGCATCCACAAGTACATTGCGCTCAACCGAACTTGGATATTTGCTAAAGTCTGCCAAGACAGGAAATGTGCTAAGTGGCTTGGAATTTATAATTCTTTTTACAAAATCTTTCCTCCCCCATGTAAGCAGTGCTGGAAAGTGGTTTATGCTCCACAGAGTTTAACTGAATTAATTGAGATTCAAAAACTCCAAGAGTCTCAGGGTCTTCCCTCAAAATGTGGAACCGAAGCACGAGATTACACAAGTGGCCTTGGTGGTTATCGAGCCTTCTGGTATTGCCCCTTCTTTGCTGGCCTTGATGGAGCAAGAGCACATTTCGAGCGAACCAAGTCTGCACTCATCAAACACTTTGGAGAAACCTTTATTCTGGATAGATTAGCTCATGGTAAGCTTTTCCTCAAACGTGGCTGTACAGAGCTTGAGCGAGATTTTGGTCCTTCAGATCAGTGGGACCAGATAGACCACTCAGCTAAGTTTAGACTCCTCGAAGCTGTTTGGGAAGACCCACAGGAAATGGTTGAGGAATGGAGTCCTTTAAAGTACACAAACCTTAAGCGTTGGATTGAATTTGCAGTAGCTCATGGAGATCCTGATGCACTGAACTATGTTCGTGGGAAAACTTTAGGTGTTCCTGCAGTCAAATATCATGAGTCCAATCACAAGTCAGACCAATTTAAAAACTTCATTAATTCGTTAAACGAACAGGTTGAGGGGAAAAATGGAAAACAAGATGAGGGAAAAGAAGATCTGTTTAGACTTGAGTCTTAGGAAGGCTAAAGAGATTAGAGCAATGAATAATAAAGATGAGGGATTTACTCCGAAGCTTCCGAATCAGATTGAATGGAGAAAGTTTGGAGCCTTAGGCCAAGGGATTATGGTTCCTGATAAGGGGTTTACTAAACAACTCAAATGCCTTGATGAGGAATATGAAGTGGCCTGGGACTGGGGGAAGAATAAGTGGGAGATTTGGAAGTTTCCCAAGGACGGAACTGAGGCTTATCCTGTTCTGACTGTGCAGACTAAGGATAGAGGGTATAAGGAACTGAGTGCAGATATTTTACTCAAACTTCAAGTTATGGAAGCAAATAAGTTTGCCGCAGGGAGCTTGGTTAAGTACTTTGAGGAGATGGATAAGCAAGTGAGAAGGAAGAGGGAGGAGGAGTTCAGAACTAAGATTAGAGATATAGCTCTGGACTCGTTTCTCAACATTCACTGTATGAAGCTTCAGGTTCCTAAGAAATATTCAATAGCAAGTTGTGCTCATATTTAAGGAGGAAGAGGGATGCCTAATTTACTTGAGAAGACTCCAGTTGAAGATTTTAAGTTGACTAAGGAGCAAAGAGCTTTTTATAAAGTGTTTAAGAAGGTTAATGCTATCTCGGCTATGCTTAACAAAGGGGTTAAGATGCAGATGGGAAAGCTTGCTGGTATGCAAGCTATGGCCCAGGAGATTGAAGGGAAGAAAAAGGAATTGCTTCTTAAAGCTCCAGATCAATCGACATTGGACTCAGCAGATGAGGGAATGATAGAGACAAAGCAGGGAGGAGGGAATAATGAATTCCTACGAAATGCTGTTAATGCTCAGGGATAATTTGGGTGAAGTTGTTGAGAAGCATTGGACCGACTTGATGCTCTTGAAAAGGCTCAATGCCGCTAAGGATGAGGTGGTTACAAGAGTTCTTAACTCGCCTGGAGATTGGTTGCTGAAGAAAAGTGATGCCTTAACTCCTTCGAGTAGTCAACTGACTCTGCCTTCGGATTGTGTCTTTCCAGTGTATTTGGAAGAGGTAAGCTCAGGTTTGACTATTCCTATTCGAGGTACGGTAAGGGAGAGAAGAGGGGGAAGGGCTATTGGAGCTTCCTTAGGGGTGAACTCAGAAGCTTACTTGATTGGTAATTATATTGAAGTTAATCAAGAAGACTTCTCCAATACTTGCTATCTCTGGTATCAACCAAGGATTATTGATCTTCATGCAGGGCTTTGTGCAGCTACGGTAACTGATGCTACTCATGTAGGGTTTGAGTTGGGGCATTATCCAAGTGGAACAGATGACTATTATAATGGAGCAATCTTGGAAGTAAGGGATGCCTCGAGTCATGTGCTTAATGTCTCAACAGCGATTACAGACTATGTGGGGAGTACGGGAGTTGCAACCTTTGCCGCTGCGGTGGTTACACCTGCGAGTGGGGATTTCTATGGAACGGTTTGTGCCTTGCCTCAGGAACTTCA